AAAAAATGTAGAAAAAAAGTTGACAAAATAAAAAATAGATGATATTATTGATTTGTAGAAAAAAAATCTACAAAAAAAAGGAGGTGAAGTTATGTCTCAAAAAAATGAAAAGATTAACCCAATAGACTATAAGAAATTAAGAGAGTGTATAGACAATAGTGGGTTAAAATACACTTTTATAGCTAAGCAAATAGGTTTAAAGTCAGCCCAAAGTTTGCAAAGAAAAATAGATGGTAAATTTGACTTTAAACTATCCGAAGTGAAGGTCTTAATAGAAGTACTGGATCTAAGTTGGGAAAAAGACTTAAAAAAGATTAAAGAAATTTTTTTGTCTAATTAGTAGAAAAATTTTCTACAAAAAAAAGGAGAAAATATGAAAAATTTTTTAATAAGAAGTATAGTTATACCTTGTATTACTTCATTAATAACAATTTATTTGATAACCAAGTTTATAAATTAAAAAAGGAGAGCGATTAAATGAACGAATTAACAACAGTAACACAAATGACTTCATTAGAAGTTACAGAAGTAACAGGAAAAAGACATGCAGATATCATGAGAGACATAAGAGATGAAATAGAAAAGATTGAATCTCAAGGATTTTCTACTGAACGCATTTTTGCGTTGAGTGAATACCAAGACAGAACTGGAAGAACTTTACCAATGTATGTATTAACAAGAGAAGGAGTTTTACAGTTAGCGGCAAGATATGATGCGGTAGTTAGATTTAAGCTGATAGAAAAAGTTAGTCAACCAGCTAAAGTTTTATCTCCAGTACAACAACTATTAGCACAAGCTCAAATCTTAGTTGAAATGGATAACAGAGTTGGAGCAGTAGAACAAGGAGTAAGAAGACTTGAACATAATTGCAGAAGAACAGTAACAAGTCATCAATTAACAGTTATAGCGTATGCAAATATGAAAGGTATCAGATCTGAAGATTATAACAGTAGCGTTGTAGGAAGAAAAGCAACTAAGTTATGTAAGGAAAGAAATGTATTAATTGGTAAAGTTGTGGATAGTAGATATGGGCTAATAAACACATATCCTGAAGAAATTTTAGATGAAATATTTTTAAGTGAATAAAAGGAGGATTTGCCATGAACAAAAATTATGAAGATGAATTAGAAAACGAAGATCTAGAAAATGAAGAAGAGTTAGAAAAAACAGGAATGGAAAATGACGACAGAACCGATGACGAGTACGCAAATGGCTATCGTAGAGATGGTCGTACATGTGCTGACTGCATCTACTCTGATTGTGATAGTAATCAATTATGTAGCTTATTTGAACCTTGGTAATTGAAAGGAGGAGTTATGGAAAGACATTCGTTTGAAATACAAAGAAAAGATGGAAAACCTATAAAAATTCTTATGGATAAAAAAGAATTAAATGGAGTTATAGAAGTAGAAATATCTAGTATTAATAGTGGAGAAAGAGCAAAAGACTCCATAACAATAACTTTTATTGATATAGAGTCTTTAAAAATAACTAATTTGTAGAAGATATCCATTTTGTTATTATTGCACCAACAGCATTAAAAACATCAGGATATTTCCTAAAAATATCAGCAAACTTTGAAAATGTTCCTTTGCTAATTGGTTGATTATCTTCAATTATTATTTCAATACGATTTAAAAGTTTTTCTAATAATTCCTTATCTTGAACTTTATTCGAAATAATTTCTTTTAGATTAGAGATTGAAGAATTATCAATAATAGCAAATTGCTGATTACCTATTATAGCAGATCCACTTATTGAGCCGATAGAAATATTATTTATTTTTTGTTGTTCTCTAGCTCTTTGAGTTTCAGTTTCATATTTAGCAATAACTGCTCGTCTTAAAGGTTTCACATCAACAATAATACATCTTTTACCTGTTTCATTATGAATTAAAATATCATTTTCAAATATATCTTTAAAATCAATAGTTTGTATGGAAGAAGGATATTTATTAGAACAGAAGAAAGCAAAAATCTCATTATTTATAATCTTTCCTGCTCTTTCTAATGAAAAGGTATCAGACAATCTTTTGAAAGCATCATCATTAATTTTGTCAAAGTCAAAAGACATTATAATCACCTCCTTTGAGATGATTATAGCACAAAATAAGGAGAGAAAAAAAATGCAAGATTTATATTTTAAAAATCATGAAGCGAGACTAATATTCGGGCTTGTAATGTTGAGTAAAAAAACACAAATGGACTTTTTAGGAATTGACTACAACCACTATTCGGATAAAAAAATAGCTGAAATTTGGTACTCAAATATCAAAGATGTTTTAGCAGTTAGTAAACATGAAATGAAAGATGTAGCATTAGATAATTTAGAAAAACTTTATAGTGGTATGAAACATTAAAGGAGGATGAAAATGGGAGTACACAGAAATGAATTTTTAAGATTAATAAAAATAATACCATTTCCTGCTACTGCAAAACTAAAAGATGTGGTAGCAATAATGGAAGCATATCAAAAAATGGAGGGCAACAATGAAAAATGAAAAGTTCAGAAAAGCTAGCATTACTAACATTATAAAGTATAAGGTCTTATGGTTTTTAGGGATATTGGAAGATTTGGTAGAAGAAGTCAAAGAATTATTTTAAATAAGGAGATGTAAAATGGCAAAGTTTGAGATTATGAAAGAAGGAAATTTTAAAGGTTGTAAGTATGTAATAACTCACACAGATGATGGCTTATACAATTGGTACTGTGGGTATGTGGAAGTCCCAAAAAATCATATTTACTATGAGCAACATTATGATGATATTAATGATATAGATTGTCATGGTGGATTAACTTATAGTGGATATAGATTTGAAAATGGTATTTATTATATAGGTTTTGACACTGCTCATTTTGATAGTGAACCTGCTAATAATCTAACATTCGTTGAAAATGAATGTCTGAACATAATAGAACAATTAATTAAATTAAATAATTGAAAGGAGGTAAAAATGGCGAATTACAAAATAACAGTAGATGAAGCTGTAGCATTATCAGGAGGAGAACTTAACAAAGACGATGTATATAGTTTAATTAGAGCTAATGAGGTTCCTGGTTGTATCTATAAAAAGAAAAATGAAGAGAATGAAAGAGGAGCTTACTTAATTATAAAAGCTCACTGGCTAAATTTCTTAGCTGGAAAAAGTTATAAAAAAGAAAAAACATCTGCTACTCCCGACCAAAGTTGTACAGATGTTTAAAACAAAATAGGATAGATATACTCTATCTATCCTTGATTCTACTACAAATAATAAAAAATATCAAGGAGGAATTTATGTTTAGTTTACCAAAGAAAAAAGAAATAAAAGTAAGTGGAAGAACTACAGAAGTTATAAGAGTTAGAAATTCTACTCTTGAATATGTAGATGAAATGGTTGAAGAAAGTGGCTTATCAAGACAAGAAATTATAGATAGAGCAGTTAGATATGCCTATAACGATTTAGAATGGGAGGAAGAATAATGAAATTATATGAAATAACAAGTGAAATGAGAGCTTTAGATGAATTGTTTTTAAGCTGTATAGATGAAGAAACTGGAGAAGTTAAAGATGATGGTGTGATTGATATTTTAGAACAAGAATTAAAATTACAATTGCAAACAAAAGGAGCAGGAATAATCAAATCTTTTAAAAACTCTGAGGCAATGTTAAATGGAGTTGATGAAGAAATAAAAAGACTTCAAGCTTTAAAAAAATCTATTTCTAATCAAATAAATAGTAGAAAAGAATACATAGTTAGAAATATGGAAATGATGGGAATTACTAAAATAGAAACAGAACTTGGAAACCTAAGTTTAAGAAAATCAAAATCAGTAAATATCTATGATGAAAGCTTAATAGATAAAAAGTTTATTGAGATAGAAACAAAAGAAAAAATTTCAAAAACTGAAATTAAGAAAGCTATTGAAGCTGGAGAAAATGTGCAAGGTGCAAATATAGTAGAAAAGAATAGTTTAAATATAAAGTAAGGAGAAAGATTATGGCAAATATGATAATGGTTCTTGGAGAAAGTGGAACAGGAAAATCTACAAGTATTGAAAATTTAAATGAAAAAGAAACTTTTATTATACAAGCTGTTGATAAACCTTTGCCATTCAAAGGATTTAAAAAAAGATATTCTTTAAGAAGTAAAGAAAATCCAAAAGGAAATAGATTTATAAGTGATAGACCTGAAGTAATTATGAAAATCTTAAGTACTTTAGATAAAGAAAAAGAAATTAAAAATATTATCATAGATGATTCTCAATATATCATGGCTAATGAATTTATGAGAAGAGCTAAAGAAAAAGGTTATGAGAAATTTACCGAGATAGGGCAAAATTTTTATAACTTAGTTGATAAAGCTAACTCTATGAGAGAAGACATAAATGTAATCTTTTTACAGCATATAGAAGTTACAGATGATGGAAGAAAAAAAGCAAAGACTATAGGAAAATTAATTGATGATAAGGTTGGATTGGAAGGTAGATTCACTATAGTTTTAGCAACAGAAATTGAAGATGGAGTTTATTATTTTAGAACTCAAAACAATGGCAATGATACTTGTAAAAGTCCAAAAGGAATGTTTGATGAATTAAGAATTCCGAATGACTTAAATTATGTAATACAAAAATCAAATGAATATTTCAATTAATAACAGGAGGAAATAAATATGATGAATTTATGGACAGAAAATGAAGAAGATTTAAGAGAAGAAACTAAAGAAGGTAGTAAAACAGTAAATAAGAGTGGAGTTTATAACTGTACTATTGAGGAAGCTTTAATAATAAGTGGAAAGAATGGTTCTCAATCTCAAGGACTTAAGTTAGTTTTAAAAACTGATGAAGAACAATATTTTTATCCAGTTGAATTTTTTAGAAAAGCTGATGGAACTGAAAATGAATATGCTAGAAAAAAACTAAATAAATTAACTTATTTATGTAAATTAAAAAATAAGGACCTGGTTCCAATAGAAAGTCCAAACAAAGTTTTTATTCCAGCACTTGCAGATAAAAAAATTGGTGTAATAGTAGAAGTTAGTTTAAATGGAGATTTTTTAAGATATAACATCATTGGATATTATGATATTCAGAGTAAGAAAACAGCTGATGAAATTCAAAATAAAAAGAATCCTGAAATTTATGAAAGATTTAGAAAGAAATTTGAAAGTGCAGCTCCTATTGAGAAACCAAGCAATAATCATACTGAAGAAAAAACAGAAGAAAAGAACGAGGATTTACCTGAAGAATTTCCGTTCTAATGGAGGGAAATTATGAAAATAAAACATTATGGAGATGAGGCTAGACTGGATTATTGTCCAGTCTGCCAAAAAACAAAAAAGAATCCTTGTTTTTCTGTAAATGTAAATACTGGGAAATATATGTGCCATTCAACAGGAAAAAGTGGACATATAAGTGAATTCCCAGAACTACAAAAAGAATTAAATATTTCAGAAATTGAAGAAAAAATAGAAGAGAAACCTATTTTAGATTTCTCTTCATTAATACTTAATTCAAAAAAATTAAACAAGAAATGGCTTGACTATCTAAAAAGTAGAGGTATAGAAAACGAAAATAATATCAATAAACTTTATAGAATGGGTACTCATGAAAGTATGATAATACCTGTTACTAATGGAGAGACAGTTGTTGGTATTAAATATAGAAGTTTAGATAAAAAGCTATGGAGTGAGAAAGGTAGTTGCTTAGACTATCTTTTAAATTGGCAAAATATAACAGATTTTGATTATTTAGTTATTGTTGAAGGTGAAATAGATTTACTTAGTGCTTTAGAAGCTGGAGTAGAAAACACTGTTTCATTGCCTTCTGGAGCTACAAATATTAAATGTATCAAAATGCAAAAAAATTGGCTTAGTAAATTTCAAAAAATCATCATTGCAACAGATGATGATGAAGCTGGAGTAGAAGCAAGAAAAAGAATTGTTCATGAATTAAGAGATTTATTAATTCCACTTTATAAGACTTATTTTTACAAGAAAAAAGATGTAAATGAAGTTCTAGTGAAAAATGGAAAAGATAAGGTATATAAATATCTATTAGAATCATGTAGTCAAATAAAAACAGGATTTAGAAATTTCAAAATTGATGATGGTGGATATAACTATTATGGTGGGGAAGAAACTGTTAGAGTTAGTAATTTCTTAGTTGAGGTAGAAGCTTTTTCTGAAAATTTCTTAATAGGTAAAGCTATAAATAATGGAAGAGAAAGAAAATTTAAAGCTAGAATATCTGATCTTTTATCTATAAAAGGAATTGCAGAAGCTATGGGAGTATATTTAGCTAGTCCATCAACAATTCCAAAGTTTATAGATTGGTTAAAGGAAGAAAATCAGGAAAAGTATATTGAAGAAATAGAATACTATGGAATAAGAAACGATAAATACTATGATGAAGATTCAGATGTTGTTTGTGATAAAAGAGATTTAAAAATTACAAAAATTTCTGAAATAGGAGCCTTGACAACAGAAGATAAAGAATGGCTTGAAAAAAATTTAATTCATATGAGAAGTGATGTAAATCAATCTTTGTTAGGAATCTGCTGGGCATTAGGTAGATTTCATACTCAAGGAACTTATCCTATCCTAGAAGTTTCTGGGACAACAAGCATAGGAAAAACTGAATATGTTGAGTTTATTTCAAGAATTTTATTTGGTGGAAGGGAAAATATAAAAAGTTTATCAACTTTATCTAATCACCAAATAAGAAGCTTTAGTAGCTGCTCAAATATAACGCCCTGGGCTATAGATGAAGTTAAAATAACTGGTAAATTTCAACTTGAAAAAATGAATGATTTATACTCAACAATTAGATCTGTTTATGATAATAAGGTTATCAATCAAGGAAATACTACAAATAAATTAGCTGAATTTCATTTGTGTACTCCACTTATTATCTCAGGTGAAACAAAGTTAAGTGATGTGAGTATTCAAAATAGAATGATAAGCACAAGTCTTACAAAGAAGAATAAAGGTGATTTTGAGATTTATAAAAAACTTAAAAATAGTGATATTTTAGAAAAACTTGGTAAAAGTGCTTTAATGGATAGATTAGAAAACGGTGTTATAAGTGCTGACATTACGATTTTAGACAAAGTAAAAGATGAGAGGCAATTATATAACCTAAATTGTTTGTTAAAAGGTTTAAAAGCCCTCTCAAGAGTTTTAAAGATAGACATGAAAATTATAAGTAATTTTGTAAGTTTTTTAAATACAGATTTTTCAAAAGAGTATACAACTAGTGATAATTTTATTGAACTCTTAAAATTAGTTGAAGATGCCGGGATAGAAAATTTAGAAAGTTTTTATGTATCAACTCCTAACGAACATTGGGCTAGATTTCAACTTCTTTATACAGCTATTGATGAGCAGAAAAGAAAAACGAATTCTACTCTTGAATTGTTAGATATGAAAACTTTAAGAAAACAACTTATAGAGGAAGAATTTATAATCTCAAACAGTGAAGTTAAGAAGATTAAGGACAGTTTTACAAGAGAAGCAAAAACATATAAAATAGCTAAATTTAAAATAATAAAGTGATTAAGGTTACTGTTTTTATTTAACAATACCAATGTAAAATAAAAAAGGTTACTGTTGGTTACTGTAAAGGTTACCCTTGAACTTGCGATAAAATGGCGAGTGTTACCGAGTTACCGTAAAAATCAACATAGGACAGATAAATATTTAGGTATATATATTAAATTTAACTATATACCTAAAATAATATAGAAAAAATGAAAAAATACGGTAACTCGGTAACCTTTCCCATAAAATGCGAGGTTGAATGGTAACCAAAACAGTAACCTAAGAGTAACTTTATTAAAAAACTAATCCAACACTTCAATTTGTCTTAATTAGAACGGTAACCTAAATCATATATATAAAGAAATTATACTAATATAGTATATATTAAATA